CGACAAAAGCTTCGCACAAGAAGTTATTGAGGAGTGTGCTGCATTTCCATATGGGGATCATGACGACCTAGTGGATAGTATGACACAAGCCGTTATGCGATTTAGACAAGGAGGATTTTTACAGCATCCTGAGGATGCTGAAGATGAACCATTACCACAACCAAAAAAGGAGTATTATTAATGGGATTATTTGGAAAACAAAAAAGAGGCACTTCGCCAATCTTACGACCTATTCCAACGGTTAAAGGTAAATTATTAAAACCAAAACCAATTGAAAAGAAGAAAAAATAATGGGTGGACTATTAGCACTTATATCAAAACTGTTTGGAAAAAATGCTTTATCTAAAACGATAGGCACAAGAACAAACGTTATTAAACTTCCAACAGATAAATTAAATAAATTTACAAAACGAGAACTCGATATTGAAAACGCTTCAGACGCCGCTGTAGAAAAAGCATACAAAGATATGCAAGAACTTATTCCTGATATTCCTAGAATGAATGACCAGGAGAAATTAATTTTTGAAGGCAATCTAAGAAGATTAAACAACAGAATGAATCCACCATCAGCAGAGGTCATAGAATTTGGTACAAAGAAACCTGTATCTAAAGAAGGGGTAGAATCGTTAAGAGATGAATTAGGTATTCCATCAGATGTCGATCCGGATTCACCTCTTGGAAGAGTTATGACAAGAACCAAACAAATTCAAAAAGAAGGTAAAGATCTTGCCAAAGAATTTGGAATGGAAGATCAACTTAAAAAAGGTTTACAAGATTTAATGCAAGAACAAAAGGGAATGTCTAAACTTTATTCAGAAGGTTTAGTTAGAGCAACAGTCAGAGAAATTATGGATAGAGATATCAAATCAGGAAAAATAAAATTACCTGAAATGGAAGAAGATATCATTCGATTTGGAACTCAAGGTGACCCTATTGATATTTTTAGAAAATATTATGGTGAAGATGCTTTAGAACAAATGGATTCAATTACCCCTAAACTTCGAGAACTTAGAACTTCATCAGAAGCTGCAGATCTTGCAACAAAAGAATTTACCTTTGAACCCAAGTTAGATCGACCCCTAGGTTCTTTTGATCCGAATGAACCACCTGAATTTGCAGAAGGTGGTCCTGTTGGTATACCCTATCTATTAGGAGAATAACTCCATGAAGATCAGTGAATACAATGACATGATGGCGTATCTGACACGCCCTCCTCGATCCGAGCAGCAAGAAGCGAGTGGCGAGAGAGTTCAACTCGCAGTGGGAGCGAGTCTAAAATACATGATTGATTTTATTCTCAAGCATGGACCTAAAGTTTCTAAAAAAGGTAAAATGCCAAGCAAAGAATTTTTAGAATTTATGGGTGAAAAAAATCCTCAAAACATTGTTAATGTTTATGAAGATGTCAAAAAGAAAGCAAAGATTATTGATGATCCAGATTTATTAAAACCTAAAACCAAACCTACTTTTGAAGTTAACGAAGAAACCGCTTCAAGTATGGCTGAGTTTATGAAACGAGAAGATCCAGAAGGATATAAACAAATTCAAAAAATAGTAGATGACATTAATCAAAAAAGAGAGTTAGAAGATTTTGATATAAAAGATAGAGAACCTAATGCTGAAGGAGGTCAGGTAGGTAAAAATAGACCGACTCAAGAACAACTCAATAAAACCATTAAAGAAATACAAGATTTTGTTGCAGATAAAAAATCTAAAGGTGAACAAATTTTTCATAAAGATTTAGAAAAAATAACGGGTGGTAAAAATATATATCTATTAAAAAAGGCAGGTGTCATGGATGACATTACTCGATTAGCACAAGAGGGTAGAGGACCTGTACAACAAAAAGTTCAATCTATTGTAAATGAAAAAATAGATGAATTTTATGAAGGCAATAGACCGATTAGTGAACTTAAGCCAGAAACTTTAAATAAAGAAATAGCTGAAGAAGCGGGTCTAGAAAAAATAGGCAAAAGAAATTTTAGTACTTATTTAAATGCAAATGAAAAATACAGGGAAATGATTCCTGTAAGAAATTCTATTGATCAATCTATTAAAAAACAAAAAGGTCCTGTCAAAGAAAAATTACAAACTTTAACTTTTGAAGAAGCTAAAGGTGGAGATGTTGTGGCAAAAGCAAGACCTGAACTACCTCAACCTAAAGGAGTTGAAGATTCTATTTTAAGAGACCTTAGAAGATATTCAGTTCAAAATAAAAACAAAGGATCTTTATTTCAAATTGTTGAAGATTCAAAAGATTATAATAAATTGAAAATATTAGACGCTGAAACTGGAGAAATCTTAGATAAAAATAAAATAAAAAAATATGTTAAACAAGGTGATCCTAGATTTAAAGAATATGTTGACACTTTTAAAGATGTTAGAAAAATAAAGAATAAAAAATATGATGGAACAACACTAAACAAAGCACTTAAAAAAATAAAACGAGGAGGAGTTGACGCTTCTGTTCAATTAGGTCATGTGGATGGTGTAGGTGTTAATCCATTAAAAAATTTAGAACCTCAACTTGCATTCGCGAATCAAGCAGCAAGAGCTAAAGGTGTTGACTTTAAAAAATTAGGACTTCAAGCACCTGGAGGTGAGGGTATACCTCGTAAATTAACTGCAGAAGAAAATATCAATCGTTTTGTAAAATTTGCAGATAGAAGTTTAAAAGCTGAGAAACGTTTAGGGGCAAAACTCTATTCTGGTTTCTCACCAGAGCTGGGTAAATTAAGTTATGAAGTTTTAAAAGATATTGTAAAAGGGGTTCCAACTCTCGCGGGAGCAACTGCGTTAACCGCTGCAACAGGAGGCATAGATCCAACTTCAGCAATTGATCGAACAGCACTTGGAGCAGAACTTGCATTTGCACCTGAGCTTGTGAAACAATCCGCAAAGTTTGGACCGGTAGGTCAAAGAATTTCTAATTTATTATTATCACCCAAGATGGCGATGCGAGCTGCAAGATTCGCGTCTCCCGTAGGCATAGCAACCTTAGGAGCTGAAGGTGCGTATCAACTTTATCAAGCACTTGAAAATGAAAAAGCTAGAATCGCGGCAATGTCTCCAGAAGAAAGACAACGTTTTGAAGAAGAGCAAACCGCGGCAGCTTACATGGGTGAAGCCGAAGGTTATGCATATGGAGGTAGAGTTGAACTCGAAGAAGGAGGACCACCAGATCCTGGACGAAGAAAGTTTTTTAAAATCATGGGAGGACTTGCATCACTTCCAATATTAGGAAAGATTGCAAAACCCATCGCAAAAGCAGGCCCTGAAGCCGTAGAAGTTATTTCTAGAACAGCGGAACAAATGCCAACCTATTTAACAACATTGATTAATAAAATTAAAAATTTTGGTAAGTCAAAAGTTTTAGGTAAACCGGACAGTCCCGATGGAGCAATGGAATATAATTTAGGAGATTATACGGTTATTGAAGGACCCGGTTATACAAGAGTTAATAAATCAAACTATGGTGTGTTTGGAGATGAAATTGGAGTTAGAAACGAAATTGAAATGGAAATTAAAAAAGACCCTGAAACAGGTGTAATTCAGTATGAAGAGATTGAAGTTTATCCTGATATGGACGGTAAAATGAGAGATGTTGAAGAAGGCGTTGATGACATGTTTCATGAAGAAATGGAAAAATTCGCAAGAAGTGATGACTAAAAAACTAACTAGGACCGTGCCTCCCAAACGAGGACCTCAGCCTCAAGGCTTGAATATTAAATATAATACTGTTAAAACGGTAAAACTGGAGAAAAGAAATGGCAACAATAGACAAATCACTACCCAACGAAATTAGAAAAGAAGAAACTATACCTGCAACTGAAGAGTTCCAACAAGAAGTTGAAACTCAAATTGAAGAACAGATAGAATCTCCAGAAGATATTGAAATTGTAGAAAATGAAGATGGATCGGTTGACATTGATTACGATCCTAATGCGGCATCACCTGAAGGGGGTCAAGATCATTATGCAAACTTAGCGGAATTTTTACCTGATGAGGTTTTAGGAAAACTTGGAAATGAGTTATATGGAAATTATCTAGATTATAAAAATTCAAGAAAGGATTGGGAAAGAACATATACTCAAGGTTTAGATCTTTTAGGATTTAAATATGAACAGCGCACTGAACCTTTTGCAGGTGCATCCGGTGCAACTCATCCGGTATTAGCAGAAGCGGTGACTCAATTTCAAGCTTTAGCGTACAAAGAATTATTACCCGCAGATGGACCGGTAAGAACACAAGTGATTGGAAACATCACTCCAGATAAAACTCAACAAGCTCATCGAGTAAAAGATTATATGAACTTTGAGTTAATGACCAATATGGATGGTTATGAACCTGATTTTGATCAGCTTTTATTTTATTTACCGCTTGCAGGGTCTGCATTTAAAAAAGTTTATTTTGATGAAGTGGAAGGCAAAGCGGTTTCAAAATTTGTTCCTGCTGATGATTTAGTTGTACCTTACACAGCGACATCGTTAAGTGATGCAGAGTCTGTTGTGCATGTGCTTAAGATGTCTGAGAATGAATTACGTAAACAACAAGTTGCAGGTTTTTATAGAGACATTGAATTAACTCCAGGACAAGACACTGAAACAGATTTAGAAAAAAAAGAAAGAGAACTTGAAGGCGTTACTAAATCTGGAAAAGATGAAAGTATCTTTACCTTACTTGAATGTCATGTGAATTTAGATCTTGAAGGTTTTGAAAATGTTGATGATACCGGTGAGCCTACTGGAATTAAAATTCCATACATTGTAACCATAGAAGAAGGATCAAGACAAGTTTTATCCATTAGGAGAAATTATGAAATTGGCGATGCTTTAAAAAAGAAAATTTCTTATTTTGTTCATTTTAAATTTTTACCCGGACTAGGATTTTATGGTTTTGGTTTAATCCACATGATTGGCGGTTTATCGAGAACTGCTACATCTGCTTTACGACAATTACTTGATGCAGGAACCTTATCAAACTTACCTGCAGGATTTAAGCAACGAGGAATTAGAATCAGAGATGATGCTCAGTCTATTCAACCCGGAGAATTCAGAGATGTTGATGCTCCAGGTGGAAATATTAGAGATGCATTTATGCCTCTACCTTTCAGAGAGCCTTCTCAAACACTTCTAAACTTATTGGGTGTCGTTGTACAAGCTGGTCAGCGCTTTGCATCAATAGCTGATCTACAAGTAGGTGACGGGAATCAACAAGCGGCAGTGGGAACGACAGTTGCGCTTTTAGAAAGAGGATCAAGGACGATGTCTGCGATTCACAAGAGATTATATTCAGCATTAAAACAAGAATTTAAATTACTCGCAAGAGTGTTCAAACTTTATCTTCCTCCAGAATATCCTTATGATGTTGTAGGTGGACAAAGAATGATTAAACAAACAGACTTTGACGACAGAGTTGATATCGTTCCAGTTGCGGATCCCAATATCTTTTCACAAACACAGCGTATCTCCCTTGCGCAAACGGAGATGCAACTGGCGGCATCAAATCCTATGATGCATGATATGTATCAAGTCTATCGAAATATGTATGAAGCATTAGGTATTAAAAATATCGATTTGATTTTAAAAAAACCTGAAATGCCAATGCCAAAAGATCCGGCTTTAGAACATATTGATGCTTTAGCAAGTAAACCTTTTCAAGCTTTCCCTGGCCAAGATCACAGAGCACATATGACTGCCCATTTAAATTTTATGGCAACCAACATGGCTAAAAATAATCCTGTGATTGCAGCAGCATTGGAGAAAAATATTTTTGAACATATTAGTTTAATGGCTCAAGAACAAATTGAATTAGAATTTAGAGATGAGTTACAACAAATTCAACAACTCACTCAACAAATGCAACAAGCTCCTGGATTCGCGCAAGCCATTCAAATGCAAATTATGCAAATTAGTCAGAAAATTGAATCTAGAAAAGCAACTCTCATTGCTGAAATGATGGAAGAATTTAAAAAAGAAGAAGCTGCAATTAACGGTGATTTTGGAAATGACCCAATTGCTAAACTTAGAGCAAGAGAATTAGACCTTCGAGCACAAGAAAATGCAAGAAAAGAACAAGAAGGTGAAGAGAGAATTAATCTTGATCGAATGAGAGCGATGATGAATCAAGCAAATCAAGAAGATAAGCTAGAACAAAACGAAGAATTAGCAAAATTAAGAGCGGATACATCTATTGAAAAGACTATCTTGTCAAAAACAATACCAAGTGCTAAGGATATGATGGGAAATGACAATTAGTAGAGGACAAATGAGCAAACAAACAGAAAAACAAGGCAAAAAAATCTCAAAAGTCATGAGAGAGTACAAAAAAGGTAAACTAAGTATTGGAAAATCTCCAAAAAAAGTTAAAAATAGAAAACAAGCAATTGCAATCGCGCTTTCTGAAGCTGGATTGTCTAAAAAGAGGAGAAAAAATGGCAGAAAAAAATAAAAAGAGCATAGATTTCGCAATGTTCACTGATAAAGACGGTTACAAAAAAGGTGGAATCGATGTTGAGATGTCAAATCCTTCAGAAACTCAAGAACAAGAAGTTCAAGGTCAAGGAAACATCTTAAAAGAGAAAAAAAGATCAGCTAAGTGGTACTAATATGTGGTTGAGTGCTATTAAATTAGCCGTTCAAGCTGGCTCACATATTTATAAAAACAGGCAACAGACAAAAATGTTAATGTCTGATGCACAAAAACGCCATGCAGAAAAAATGGCAAAAGGTGAAGCTGATTATCAAGGCAAATTATTAGAAGCAAGACAATCAGACTGGAAAGACGAATTCATTTTGATTTTATTGTCCGCTCCCATTGTTATGTTAGCCTGGGCAGTCTGGTCGAACGACCCGACAGCGATGGACAAGATGAAATTATTCTTTGAATATTTTAGTGATTTACCTTTTTGGTACCAAACGATATTTGTAGGAGTCATTGCTAGTGTCTATGGACTTAAAGCAACAGATTTGATAAAAAGAAAATAAAGGAGAAACTATGCTTAAAAAAATAAAAAATAAACTATGCGAAGTTGTATGTAAGATTCTTGGAATTACACCTTGTCTGTGTAATCATGAATGCAATTGTAAAAAGGAGAAAAAATAATGCCTGGAATGATGAAAAGACCAATGATGAAAAAAGGTGGTAAAGCCAAAAAATTTCCTGATTTATCAGGAGATGGTAAAGTTACTAAAAAAGATGTTTTAATCGCTAGAGGAGTTATAAAAAATGGCAAAGCTATGTCCAAGAGGAAAAGCAGCAGCAAAAAGAAAGTTTAAGGTTTATCCTTCAGCTTACGCAAACATGTACGCTTCAGCTGTTTGTTCCGGAAAGGTAACACCAGGTGGAAAAAAGAAAACAAAATCAAAAAAACGTAAAAGCAGGAAAGCGTAAAATCGCAGTTGGTTGCGGTAAAGTAAAACGCAGGAAGAAAACTTTATATGTCTAAAGGCGGTTTAAGAAAATGGGTTCAAGAGAAATGGGTGGACATAGGAGCGCCGAAAAAAGATGGAAA